AAAAGCAACAAATAAACCCATTGATGATTTCAATCACTTAATGGACGCTATGAGATATGCACTTGAGGATTATATGAGAAATAATTCTGTAAGGACAATAGATAGAAATGTTTTAGGAATAAGATAAGAGAGGAGGATTAATGACTGTAGAAGATTTAAAAGAAGCACTGGAGTCATTTATAAAAAATGAATTGCCAGAATTACAAAAAATGGAAGATTATTACAGTGGAAAACATAATATTTTAAATAAGAAAGATAGAAGTGATAAGAAAAAAGATACTAAGTTAATTAATAATTATCCTGAGTATATTGCAACTATTGCAACAGCTTATTTCTTAGGAAAACCCATTGCTTATGCTTTACAAGATGATAAATTAAAAAAAGATTTTAAAAAGTTATCTGAATACCTAGCAACAGAAGAAGAGCAACAAGAAAACTTTGAGCATTCTCAAAATTGTAGTATTTTTGGTAAATCTTATGAACTTTGGTATAAGAATTTGGATAATACTATTGGAAATGTAGTTGTAGATCCTCGTGATTGTTTTATATTAAGAGATAATACAGTAAAAAAAGGAATAATTGCAGCTGTTAGATGGGATAAAACTAAAAATAAAGAGGATAAATGGGTTTATACATTAGAAGTTTATGATAGTACAAGTGTTACTACTTATGAATTTTTATCTGACACAGATAAAAAAGAAGTTCCAACTGTAACAGGAGAAACTAAACTA